ATGTATGCCTAATGTTTTTAGTGAATCAGGATGTGATAATCAGCCATTTAATGGATTAGACTTTCCAGTATTTGATAAAAGTAATTTTATTTTGCCAGTATCAAATATTACTATAAACCACAAAATAAGTGAAGGCGATAGACATCCAAACAAAGATGGGCATATCATTTTCGCAAGATATATATTAAATGAGATAGGAAAAAGATGGCAGATATAAAAACATATACAGAAGAAACACAAGAACTGTTTTTAAGATTTTTACTAAGTGATAAAGACTTATTTGCTAGGTGTCAAAATATTGTAAAACCTGAGTTTTTTAACTTAAAGTATCGAAAAGCAGTTGAGTTGTTTGAGTCTCACAGCACAAGCCACAATGCTATTCCTACGCCTGAGCAGGTAAGTGCAGTAGCAGGTATACAACTGGAACCTATTCCAAATGTGACGCCTGATCATCATGAATGGTTTATGAGCGAGTTCGAAACTTTTTGTAGACACAAGGCACTAGAAAAAGCAATTATTGAAAGTACAGACTTGTTAGAAAATCAAGACTATGGTACTGTGGAAAATAAGATTAAAGAAGCAAGTCAGGTAGGCTTAGTAAAAGATTTAGGTTTAGATTATTTTGAAAATCCCAAAGAGCGATTACAATGGATAAAAGATCAGTCAGGTGCTATTAGCACAGGCTGGAAAGGAATAGATCAAAAACTATATGGTGGATTAAACAGAGGCGAAATGACTATTTTTGCTGGTGGATCTGGTGCAGGTAAAAGTTTGTTTTTACAAAACTTTGCTGTTAATTGGGCATTAGCAGGTATGAATACTGTTTATATCAGTTTAGAGCTTAGTGAACAATTAATTAGTATGCGATTAGACAGTATGGTAAGTGGATTTGGTACAAAAGAAATAATGCGTAATATGGATGATGTAGATTTAAAAGTTCGTATGAAAGCCAAAGGTGCTGGTAGACTTAGAGTTAAACAAATGCCTAATGGTGTTAATGCAAATGATATAAGAGTATTTTTACGAGAGTATGAAATATCTTGTGGTGAAAAAGTAGATTGTTTACTGGTAGACTATTTAGACTTAATGATGCCTATCAGTGCAAAGGTAAGTGGTAGTGATTTGTTTATTAAAGACAAATATGTATCTGAGGAGTTGCGTAACTTAGCAGTTGAAAGAGACTTATTATTTGTTACTGCTTCACAGTTAAACAGAGGTGCTGTAGAAGAAATAGAATTTGATCATCATCATATAGCAGGTGGTATTAGTAAAATACAGACAGCAGATAATGTTGTGGGTATTTTTACAAGTAATGCTATGAGAGAAAAGGGTAGATATCAGATACAATTTATGAAAACAAGAAGTAGTAGTGGTGTTGGCACTAAAGTAGATTTAAGATTTGATCCTGACACATTACGGATAGAAGATCTTCAGGATGGTGATGAAGATGCAATGACAGTCACTACAAACAACCTAGTGGATCAACTAAAACGTGGAAATGCCATAAAGGCAGACGAACCTGAACAAAAATCCACAATAGAGCAGTCTATGAACATGCGAGAGTTCCTAAAGAAATCCGACTTATAATGATAAATAGCATTATATAGAATTTTTCAATGGAGAAAACGTGAAAAAGGCTCGCAGTATATTAGAAGAATTAAATCAAATCTCAGTAGATCGTGACAGAAACCATGTGGTATCGAACAGAGGCGAGCATGTAATCAATAGTGCTATTAACTTAATAGAACAAATTGAACAAAACTACAATGAGCAAACTGCAAAAGATCTTACAAATAGGCTTATAAACAGCATTCGCGGAAAAGACGCAAATAAATTCTCCAGAGGTATTAAAAAAGTTATAAAAGAAGACCAAAAAGAGATAGAAGATGCGAATTCTAGAAGTAACTAAAGTACAATCTAATTTACTTGAAGCGGGTCCTAAACTCAATTCTAATAACAAATTGATGCATGGCCAATATGCAAGGAATCATGATATCCCCCAAGATAGTTCAGGTGGTAAACCAATTAATCCTTTGACTATTGGTAATGACTATTATGTTTGGCTCTATGATTTAAAGCCTCTTATAGGACCTGATAATTATACTCCTGGGGCATGGTGGAATCCAGATATTACACCTAAAGATGAAGATCCAGATGTAGAAGTAGACCCGAACTCTGATGAATATAAGAAGTTTTTAGATTATGCTAAGGTAAATGCTCCTGCAGGATCACCTGATATTAAGGCAATTACTAAGGCAATACTACAAAAAAATCCAGATGCAGAACTTACAGACGCTGAGTATATTCAAAATGAGTATATTCCCAACAATTCTACCAGTGGAGCATGGCACAGGGTTGGTACAGAAAATGAACCATTTAATTTAGGAAGGGCAAATAACCCCCAATTAAGAGAACTAGTAGCAAAGTTGATGTATCTTATTAATGGAGATAGACGTTTTGTTCCTGATTATGATAGTAGAACCAATACATATAATTATGAAAAATCTACTGCTAAAAATACAGGTAATATAGAGTCAGATGGCTCTATTGACCTCAAGTATAGAGAAGCCGTTATTAAAAAAATAAAAACGGATAATCAGAAGTATCAAGAATTTCAAGCAGAAACCACAGGAACATTATTAAAACATGATAGAGCCTATGCCATGAAAGGCTCAGGTGTAAAATATATTTACAAGGGAGAATTTAAAGGTACAGATAAAGACGGTAAAGAAGTAACCATAACAATGGATCCTCTGAAATATCCTAATGATCCATTCCACCGCCCATATTTTATAAGACAAAGCGACCAGAAAAAAGTCCCACAAAATTCTATGACACATGCTTTACTATGTGCATCATTAGGATACGAAGCAGATACAGTAACAAGAATTCCACCCTCATCAACTCAAAAAATACAAGACTGGTTTACAGAGCAATTTAGTTTATATGGGGATGATTTAGATCCAAAGGCACCATTGTTTACTAAAATTATTAAAAGAGGCGTATACAATCCGATTTCTAATGCAATTTTTGGTATGGCTAAAAAAGGATTAACTAATCATTATGGCACACTTAAAAAAGCATATAGTTGGCAGAAGAATCAAGGTGAGATTGATGAATCAGAGGAAGCCAAAAAGAGTATAGTATATTGGGAAAATAAATTAAGTAAACTTTTAGTAACAGTAAAACAAGGCAGAACTGATCAATCAACTGGATCATTATTAGATGAGGTACAAGTCCATTTAGATGCATATAAAGATGCTGTAAAAAATAAGACTCTTGATAAAAAATTCAGACAAATATCACTACAAAATATTAAAAAGTATGAAGATATTTTAACTAGATATTATGGCGGCAAATTTAGGAAAGGACAACTGGTGGTAGTCCAGCCAGATGAAAAGGCAAATCCCAGTGGATATTCCGGAGGTGCTATGGATTTCCCTACAATTAATTTTAAATGTTCAGGAAAAGTTATGGGTGCGGGTATAGACAAATCAGATAACAAAGTACCTTTTGCAAAAGAAGATGAAATAAGTGGTCAGGTAGATCCAGATACAGGAAAAGTATTAACAAGACCCACTAGGATTTTAAATTCTGTGCTAGTAAAACTACATTATCCTGAACTTGGTTTAAATGTAAATCAGAAGCAAGGACCAAATGGTGATGGATTTTATTTTTATACTGGAGAAGTTTTCCCACTTAAAGGTAAAAATACATTAACCATGAGCAAAGACCAGCATGAAATTTTAGAGAAGTTAAGAAAAGAAATCCAACAGGAAAAAGAACAAGAAATGCCAGACTTAACCACTAATGAAGAAGAAGATAAACAAATTAATGATGAGGCAAATGAAGGTGCAGGTGGTAGTCCTGAAGAATTAGAAAAGCCTACAGGCGGTCCAATAATGATAAAACACAGGGAATTAAAACCTGGTAGTATTGTTGCATGGAAAGGAGTAAGTGGTGTAAATAAAGGCAAAGAAGTAAAAGGAACATTTGAAAGTTTTGATGAAGAAAATCCAGATATTCTTAATATGAAATCACTTACTAAAAAATGGCTAACTTTTAAATTAGATATAGCTCATGTTACAGATGTACTTAATAAATCAGGTACCAGAACAGGCACAGCATCAGGCAGTACCTCTACTCAGTACAAACCTAAATAATGAAATTTTTAGATTTACAAAAAAATATTCTTAGTGGAATATTATTAGAAGCACAAGGTAAAAATACACACCTTGAGCATTTGGAAGATAATATTTATAACAAAGGATTTAACGGTGCCAAAGAGGCAGTTGACTATCTATATAGTTTACACCAGATGCTGGAAGGCGAATCAGACACAAAAGTATCAATGACAACAAAATGGGATGGTGCTCCTGCAATAGTCTGTGGTAAAGATCCTGAAACTGGTAAATTTTTTGTGGGTACTAAAGGTGTGTTTGCACAAAAACCTAAAATAAATTTTACCCCTAAAGACATAGAAGAAAATCATCCTGATATTGGTTTACAAGATATTTTAAAAGTTGCTTTAGAAAATTTATCGAAATTAGATATACAAACTGTATTACAAGGCGACATGTTGTATAAAAAAGATACATTACAACAAGGTAATATAAATGGTGAGGAAGTTGTTTATTTTAAACCAAACACATTGGTTTATGGTGTTCCTGTAAAGTCAGACTTAGCAAAGGAAATAATGGCTTCACAAATGGGTATAGTTTTTCATACAGAGTATGTAGGCGGACCTACACTAGCAGATACCCAAGCCAAGTTTGGGTTTGATAGCACTGGTTTAAAACAAAATTCTGCTGTATGGTTTAGAGATGCCACTATAAAAGATTTAAGTGGTACAATTACTCTTACAGATAAAGAAGGTAAAGATATTTTGTCAGCAATAGAAACTGCTGATAAGTATTTAAAAGCAGTAGGCAAACCAATGTTTGACTGGGTTGAAAAAGGTAATGATATAATAGGTAAGGATTTTATGATTTATCTTAAGGCACATATTAATTCCAATATCAGAGAGATGGAAAGTTTTGAACAAGACCCTGTTAAGTTTTCTAGTGATTTTACACAAAGTTATATTGCAAGAATGACTAAAAAAATAGATGGATATAAAACAGAACAAAAGAAAGATGAATACAGGCAGTTATTAGTACAAGGTGTAAAATTTTTAAAAGAGCATGTAAACAGTATTGTTGGAGTTTATAATTTATATTTAAAACTTATACAAGCCAAAAATTTAATTGTACAAAAATTAGAAACTATTAGGCAGATGCCTACATTTAAAGAAACAGAAAAAGGGTTCGAAGTAACCGGGGAAGAAGGTTTTGTAGCAGTTGATAGAGATGGTAATGCTCTAAAACTAATAGACAGATTAGAGTTTAGTAAATTGAACTTTGGATCAGGGAGGCCTGGAAAGTGACAGGATTAGGTGATTGCTTCGAAGCAAATGGCAGAGCATTTCAGGACAATAAAAGTCCAACTGCAAGGTTAATACATGCTGATATTACTCCTAAAATAGGTGCCGTGGCAGGTAGAACTTATGGTCATGCTTGGATAGAAGACGGCAATAAACTTGTAGATCATACTACTGTGGGTACAGATGTTATGGATTTAATAGGTGGATTCGATGATGAAGAGTTTGCTAAAAAAGGAATAAGCAGTAAATCTATATTTTATCAACTTACAGATCCTAAAAATATAAAAAGTTATGATAATAAACAAATGGCTACAATGATAACCAAACATAAACATTGGGGACCATGGCCAGAACAAAATATGGAATCAAAAATAGAATTAGATTTTTTAGATAATGAAATTACAGAAGGTAGACTTTTAAGGACTACTAATAACTTCAAGAAATTAACAGGACGTGATGTAGCAGATTTATTATACTTAAATAGTTTAGTTATATATATTATGGCAAAAGACTCTAAGCAATCAAAATTTGCTTTAGGGTATGCTAGAAAAACAACGCAGTATGGTAATTATACGTTATTTAGAACACATGCTACTGACTTATATTTACTATCTTATATAATTAACAATCCTGATTCCAAACAAATTAAATTAAAAGACACTATTTTTAGTAAAAGATTTTTGAACAGTTGTAAGTTTGAACCTAAACAACATTCTCAATTTTTTTATAAATTAGCATCACAAGGCAAAGTTCCTTTAGCAACCACATATTTTATGAGTTTAGAAAGACAGATTAAAATAAATGATTCCAGATATAAATCTTGGAGAAGGTTAGCGGTAGATTGGGAACATTTAAAGTATAGATCCAGACAGTATATTGTAGCAAAAATTATTCAAGAGTTTAGACGAATCGCTATCACTAGTGAATTAGTTAGCAACCTTCAAACAATGACAAAATACAGAAGTTATGATATTACTGACAAGTACAGCAGAAAACCTAGCACTGGTAGAAAAGTTGCTGGTGCAGTTGCTGGTGCAGTTGCAGGTGGATACGCAGGTAAAAAGATTGCTAAAAAATTAGGGAAAGATTCAGATAAATATAAGAAAGCAGGTGCAGGTATTGGAGCCATAGCAGGTTACTGGGCCGGAGGAAGGCAGAAACAAAAATGAAAATAAATGACATAATATTAGAAAAATTAGATCAAGCCGCAGTTGATCAAGTTGCTGTGTCTTTGAAAACAAATCCTGATCCAGAAGCTCAATTAACATATTATCATTTACAACGTGAAAGAGGTAATCCTGCACATAAAAGTGTTGATTCTGCTCAACAATCCGCTGAAATTAAAGCCAAAAATAATCTTAAAAAAATTGATTCTATGAAAAAGGATCCTAATAAAAAAGATTTAAAACTACAAAGCCCAGAAGAAGTAAAGCAATACAGTGATAACTTTAGGGGTAACCAGTATGTACAAATTGCTAGAAAACAATTACCCTCAGAATTAAAAGCATATTTACCTGTATTAGATGGAGAAAATCCTGAAGAATTTTTTAAGAGTAATTGGAAAATAGGTGACAATCTTGCTAATTTAGGTGTAGGGAAAATAACAACAACATCAAAATTAGGCAGATCCTCAGGCATAACTAACAGCAAAAATTATAAAGATTCTCCTTTATAAGAAAACTTTAAAAGTTTTTTTACTCTAAATTAGATAAATAAATGTAACGGCAATAATAAATTGCTATAAAATTTAGGAGAATTACAATGGCACAAGCAGATAGAAGAGCGGCGGCGGCTGGTGAGTTTATTGGTAAAGATGTATTCCTTAAGAGTTTTACTCAACAATCAGGAAACATTTCAGCAACTCAAATGACAGCATTAGTTAGCTCAGTACAAAACTTAAACCTTTCAGTATTAAAAGTTGGCGCAGTAAGTGGTGCGGCAGTTAATATGATTGTAGAAGGTGCAGACAATCTAGCAAACGGTGATATCGCAGGTCACGTTATTGCAGACGTCTCATTCTAAGTTAAATTAAACTTATTAAAAATCCTCACTTTAAGTGGGGATTTTTTTTGAATAAAAGATAAATAAGTGTAATGGCATATTTTATGCTAAAATTTTAGGAGAATTACAATGGCACAAGCAAACCCAAATGCTGACGTAAGAGCGGCAAACGGACTAGTTGGTACAACTCATATTCTTTCAGTAACAGACGTTTCAGTTGTTTCAGTTGCGGCGGCTAGTTTAGAAGCACAAAACGAAGGTTTTGTAGTTGTAGCAGTTGAAGATGACGTTTCAAATGACGGATGTCACATCGCTTTACAAGGCGGAGCGGCAACACCTTCAATTACTGGTACTACATTAGTTGTAACATTTAGTTAAGTTTTAAAAACTTTATAAAGAAGGCAGTTTTTACTGCCTTTTTTTATGACCGAAAAAAAGATAAATACTATTAAGAATAGCAACATAGGAGAACAAAATGGCACAAACAAAAGTAAATCCAGTATGGGTTGATGAGGAAAAGTTTTTTATAGGACTTACTCCATCATTTGTAGAGATTGGCTTTGGTGCGGCAGTAAATGCCAAAACTGGACCTCTCAGCACAATCCAAACAGTTATACATGCCATTCAAAATGAAAATGTAACAATACTAGGACATAGTGCATTGTATGATACTAATCAATCAATGGCAATTATGATCCAAGATGTCAAGGGCACTGATACATGGGACGGAACAAACAGTGAAACGTTTGCCGCTCATTTAGAAGATGTGCTCCAAGCATTAGGCACAGTTGATGGTATCAACCTTGCTTCTGCTACAGTTACGGCAAAAACATTTGAATTAGCATAATAACTACATTCTTAATGATAAGGGGCCTAGTGCCCCTTTTCTTTAGATCAAAATTTCTTAAACAATTCTGATAAATAGTGTAATACACACAAAAGATTGGAGATAAAATGGTTGGACAAAGAGCAGGAGCAATGGGAAGTTCGGAAGTAGTATCCGGTAACATTGAATTTTATACATTGTTTACAACTATAAATATTGCTAGAACAGGCGATTATTCTGATAACACACAAAAAGATTTCGAAAGTATTGTTCAGGTAATTGGGTTAAGAGCCCAGCCAGTTGTTATGAATAATCCTGTAGAACTTAATGGTGTAGGACAAAATTTGTTAGAAAATTATGGTGCACCAAGTATTACAGGTTCTGGATATATTTTTAAATTTGCTTTCGAAAGAGAAGGAGTTCACACAGTTGATACACTAAGAGATGAATTAAATGGTATAGTTCTTAATGCAGGAACTATAGACACTAAAAGTTCAATTAATATGGAATTTACTAAACAAGATTTATTATAGAGAATAAAATGCCTAAAAAGAGTGAACCAAAAACACAAATTAAACCTTATGTACAAGACGGTAATATAGAGGCACATATAATTGCTGATATGTTAAGAATAGAAAGTATTACTGCTGAAATAAGAGAGTTTAAAGAAGTTACTAAAAGCAGATTAGACAAATTAGAAAATTGGATAATTGCTATTGTAGGACTTACATTTACTACTTTAATTAGTATAGTAATTGGATTAATTACAAGGCTAGTATGAGATTAGAAGAGTTTACAACAGATACTATTACAGAAGCCAGAATGGTATGGCGTAAAATGGGTAAAACAGTTAAACGTGCTGTGAGATGTACATCAGGTCCCAGGAGAGGACGTGTAGTTGCAAATGTTGGCCAGTGTGCAAAACCTATTAATCTTAAAAAACGTTTAACAATGAAAAAAACAAAAGCCAGAATGGGTTCTAGAATGTCCAGGAAGGCTCAAAGAACTAAAAGAGTAAACCCTGCAAGTAGAAGGGTCGCATCGCTTAATAAGAGAAAATTTAAATGAAGCCTAGTGATTTTAGATCTATAGAAAGTATTCTTAAAGAGTACTCTATGAAGCCTGGAAAGAGTAGTCCTACTCCTGTAAAAGATTTAGGCTTAACAAAAGCAAAACAAACAGCAAATCAACAAAAAAGCAATTTTAGTAAAGGAGCCAGTTTTGCAAATGCATCATCTGGAAAAGGTGGAAATTTTTTCCCTTCATCATCAAAATCTATAGCAACAGGCAACCAGCCTAAAGTATATAAGCCAGTAAAAGCAAAAGAGTTAGAATTAGATGATCAATTTGCAGATAAAGATGGTAAACCACTAAAAGTAGTATCACCATATAAATCAATAAGCACGCCTAATCCTAATGATGTAGAAGATATAGTTTTAGTGCAAGATCCAGATCAAAAAAACGATCCTATGGCATTAGATCCAGAAACAGAAATACAAGTAGAAGAAGGTCGACTCAGCAAGATAGCAAGTCGCAAAGGAAAAAAATTAAAAATAAAAGATCTTAAAGGTAAGATTAAAAAATTATCCCGAAAAAGATTAAAGGAAGCAGATCCTAAACTATTTGAAATAAACTTTAATCGCACATCAATAGCAAAAGAGGCCTTGGATGCTCCTGTAAAATGTGGCTTTGAAGCAGAAACATTTTTCTATAGTGTAGATAGCAGAGGACCTGATGTTGATGAGATGAGCATCAATGATATCGAATACGAATACGGTGATATGCCTGACCAAGTATGGGAAGATTTTGAAGACTGGTTGTACAGTAAAGGACAAGACGAATACCTAGATGACATTATAGATGATAAAGTAAATGAGGTTAGAGAAGATGAAGACTATCTAAATGACTTTATAGATAGTGGGGCAGGACCAAGTTCAGAAGCAATAGAACGATACAAGAAAGATTTTGAAGAACAAGATCCCAAAGAATACGAAAACCGTGAAGAAGATGGTTGGGAATATATAAATTGGGTAAGAGAATATGTTGAAGAAGAATATGAAGAAGCATATTTAGCCT